ATGCCAAGTCCAGTTATGCATATGAGCCCTGACTCAACTCAACAAAGTTTAAACAGTCTTGCTCAAAGCATGATGAGATCAACTAGTTATTAGATAAATGAGAGCAGTAGGTAACTACTTTTCAAATAGTCAAGAGTTCCTAAAGAAGTTTGGGAAAGAGTTAGTTGATGCTGCACCAGGAGCTTTTAAAAAAGGTATAGAAACTGCAGCAGATAAAGCAACTAAGTTTAGTGGTGATGTATATCAGAATTTAAAAGATGGAACATATACAACACGTTATGGAAATCAAACTTATAGTGGAGGAACACCTTTTAGTAGTGCTGCTGGCACAGTTTCTGATGTCATAGGAAAGACTATTCTTTCTGATAAATTTAGACAACAATATGTTTGGCCATATACAAATGCTTTTAGAGTTGTATCAAAAGCTGGAGTAGCAGCTAGTAAATTAACAGGATTAGAAAATCCAGTTGCAGCTGGTGCAGTTGCTGCAGGAGTGCCTATATTTATTCATACAATGACTGAAACATCTGGACCTATAACTCAAGGTCTAAGACCAAAAGGTTATAAAGCTGTAGCACCTGTTTCTAAAGAAGAAGATCCTACTGGTGCAAAACCACGTAATATAGCAGAAGAAGCTGCTCTTAGATTTATTGGTGGACAAAAGAGTCAGCCTCTAGCTTACAAAGATTTTATAAAAGAACGTCCTGATGTAATGCCATCAACTATTAGTGATTACAGACGTTATATGAATCGCAAACCAGAAGCAGGTAAAAGAATAGATATAGATCCAGAAAAACAAACATTTACTGCTTATGGTGGTTTTGTAAGAGGAACAGCTCGTGGATTAAATGATCCAGAAATAAGAGTTAGAGGAGTTCCTATAAGTGCTAGTTCTGTATTAGGAGCTGCAGCTGGTGTTGCTACTGTAAAAGCTGGAAAAAAATTCTTAGATCCTAAAGGTTTCGGAGTAGAAGTAGAACGTCCTATATATGCTTCTGATATAAAACCAGATATATCAGGAGGCACAGGACTTAAGACTCCTGCGGAAATGGCAGGTCGATTTAAGATGCAAGGACCTGTTCAAGATATTCCTGAAAACTATAGACAGAAAGCAGTAGGAAAAGAAGTTGGTAAAACTGTTGAAGTTGGAACTATGGGTAGAAGGAATCAAGATGGAACTCCTAGTTACTATGGACCTAAATATGGAGAAGAAGCATCACCTAGAATACCAAATGTCAAAATAGAACAACGATTACAAGATTTAAGGGACACTAAAAAAACATATGATGCAATGGCATCTGCTGAATTAAAAAAAGGTGATCAATTAAATATACCTGGTATTGGAGATAGTAGAAGTAAAGCTCAAGAATTTACAGATGCTTCAAAAGCTGTAGAACAAGAGATAGGTGAAACAACTAAAAAAGCAGCTGAGTATGCAAAACAAAACTTTAGTAAAGCAGCTCAACAGTTTCAGAAGTTAGGAAAGTATAAAGA